CGCACTTCCCGGCGAAGGCGCGTCGCGTCATCTGGTTCATCCTGCTGTTGCTTTCGGGGCTCCAGGCATGGAGCAGCCATCCTTCTCTTAATTGAGAAGAACTGTCCCAAACCACATCTACTGAATGGGAGGCGTTTCTGATATGTCTAAATACCAGAAACGTGCCCGCGAGCGGCTAAGAACTGACTGGCTTCAACAGATGCCAGCTGCTCAACGCCGTACTCGTACTGTTCGTAAGCCGGGTGGTGAGTTGATTTCCGATGTGACTATCGGAGACAACTACAACTCGTCTCACAGACAGGTGGGCAAACCCATAGGTCTGGAATACGTTTCAGACGAAAATCATATCTCTGATTTGAAATCCTATCAAGAATTTCATTTCAGCGGTGACGTCGGAGGTGAGTTTTTCCTCGAACGGCACGGAGTTGGGCTGCTTAATCCGCAGTCCCAGCACGTGCAATACGTGGATAACTCTAGTGGGCAGCAGAAGGTGACTATTGATTACAATGGTCCCATTCTTGCTACCTACCCACCAAATCTTTCACTTCCTACTGTTGGATCCCTAAGAGATTTAGGGCCCATAGGTACGAAGGCGATTGCTTTGGTGAAGCCGACGAACAACGTCGCCAACCTAGCCGTTGACCTGTTTGAAATCAAACAGGAGGGGCTTCCGAAATTATTCGGAGCTCATCTTTGGAAAGATAAGACACTTTCTGCAAAAGCTGCAGGAAGTGAATATCTCAACGAAGAGTTCGGCTGGAAGCCACTTGTGAGCGACATACGTAGCGGAAGCTACGCGGCCGCTAACGCGCATAAGATTTTAGAGTCTTATGAGCGTAATTCCCACAAGATGGTTCGGCGTAGATATGAGTTTCCAGTAGAGATGAGTGAAAACTGGAGTACTGTCGGTACGCCTGTGAGAGCCGTTGGCTCTCCCAATGCGATCGAGAGTGTTCTCTGGGATCCACTCAATACACGTGGTAGCGTTGTCAAATGTACCAGGTTCTATCGTAGAACCTGGTTTTCTGGTGCGTTCACCTATCACCTTCCTGTCGGCTTTAACAGCCGGCATAAGTTGATAAGTGCAGCCAGTCAGGCTGGACCCCTATTAGGGATCGAACTAACACCAGAAGTTATTTGGAGCGCTACACCGTGGTCGTGGGCCCTTGACTGGGTGTCGAATATGGGAGACATTGTCTCCATATATTCTGACATGCAGGCTGACGGGTTGGTGATAAAGTATGGGTATGTGATGGAACATACTGTTACATCAGACACCTATTACTTCGCCGGTAAGGCCGGGTATCGACCTGGTACTTATACCGGATGGCCTACTCCCATTGTCTCTTACGTGGAAACTAAGAGACGGAAGAAGGCTACACCATTTGGGTTCGAGGTGACATGGAATTCATTCACCCCGCGCCAATTGGCCATTGCAGCAGCCCTGGGTATAACCCGGGTCTTCTGAGATGGCTGTGTCCCGTGCCTAGCCAAGGGGTTAGGCATATAATGCCTAACTCTAGGAGTGATGCCTTATGGCGTTCACCGATCCTGTTGCACTGACGATTAATAGCGTCGGTCTCACTTTGCCCAAGATTTCAGTCGAGGGCGATGAGACGATCTATCAAACGTCAGATGGGCTCGTGGCAGTTCGTGCTTCCCATGAATATGGTAAGCGCAACCGTCACTTGCTCAGGATCGACCATTCCAAGGTAACCGCAGATCCGTTTATTCCGGCGGATAACGTCAAAGTCGGGATGAGTAATTATCTCGTCTTCGATGTCCCGCCGGCCGGATACACGGCGACCGAGGCTCTGCAGGTTTACCAGGGTTTCAAAACCTGGTTTACTGCAACCTCTGATGCGATCATCGTCAAACTTCTTGGCGGTGAGTCGTAGAGGACTGGGTGTTCATTTCCAGGTTGAAAGGTACGGACCAGACCGAAATACTGGTCCACCTAAGCAACTCTCGGATAAAGAACATCCAGGGATCCGTAAGGGAAGTCGATCGGATAGACGATCGAGGATACCTTCTTATACTCGAAAGAGTATTGGAGGGATTATTCTCGACTGTATCTCCGCATCGACAGTCCTCATAAGCGTCCTATATGAAATATATAGGTACGTCTTTTAGAGGACCATTTCCTTTCAGATCTTGCCATTGGCATCTTCGTGGTGTCTACGCTTAGAAGTAGTAACCGACGTAGGTTACATGGCAAGATACAACTGTATCTTACCCGCGTAGACGGAGCGCCACAAGGCTAAGGATCGTACACCCTACATAGAGAGGGGACGATGAAAAGCCTGATGTCACTCTGGGCAAGGATGGCCGAAGATATGGCCATCCTATGCTGCACCAGCGCCACTGCTGACATTAATACCGTCAGCAGGAGGGTCGAAAATGAGGGGTTATCGTTCTTAACGATAACTCTACCTTCCCTCGGAAAAGCTACCGAAAAGTGGCTTGACCTTGGGAAAGTCGGGATCCATCCTTCCTTTGACTTTGGAAGGAGAAGTCTCCCCGTAGTTCTACGAGGTTTCTTCACCCGTGTTTTCGACCTTGACAGCGGCGTATTGCTCGATGTGCCAGATATCGATGCAATCTTTGCTATCAGACAGCTTACGCTGTCTTTTGCAAAGATTTCATTCCCTTGCTCCCCTGAAAGGGAGTGGAAAGCGATGTCTGATTACATTGAGTGTGAGCAGGAAGTCCGTGAATCTGATGCTCGGATCAGCGAAAGTGATTATGCTGATTTTGAGCGTATGTCAGATTTGCTTTTTGGAGAAGTGTTCACGCAGATGGACAGAGATGTCTACTACGGAACACTTCTACCAAAGCATGGTCCAGGCGCTACAGCAGATCGACTTTCCAGTAATGAAAAGTACGATCTGCCTGCCTGGACTACACGACTTGAGAAGTACTTTCCTTCTCATAAGTACCTTATTCCAAATCATCATTTTATTGATGAGTTGGATAGGGTGACTTTCCTCGAACCCGATGCAGAAATTCCCGTGAGGGTTATTTCTGTGCCTAAGACGTTGAAGACGCCTAGGATCATTGCCATTGAGCCTACGTGCATGCAATATGCACAGCAAGCTCTCTTGCGATGTTTCCTAGAAGCTTATGGAAGGGATGAACTCCTTCCTAAGCTTATCGGCTTTGATGATCAGGCTCCTAATCAGGAGCTTGCTCGTCTCGGCTCGATGTTAGGTCATACTGCTACACTCGATTTGAGTGAAGCATCTGACCGTGTCTCCAATCAGCTTGTCTTGAGAATGACAAGGAAATGGCCCCATTTGCAAGAGGCCATTCAATCCTGTCGCTCTAGAAAGGCTGAAGTACCTGGCTATGGCGTAGTACGTCTAGCCAAGTTCGCGTCTATGGGTTCAGCGCTCTGTTTTCCCGTAGAAGCCATGGTATTTACTACCTTGATCTTCCTCGGGATACAGAATTCGCTCAATACGACGCTTTCCAGAAGAGACCTAAAGGTCTTTACTGGGTCGGTGCGTGTTTATGGGGATGATTTGATTGTCCCCATTAAACAGGTGCATACGATCGTACGAACGCTCGAGCATTTTGGTGCTCGAGTTGGTTCGGACAAGTCTTTCTGGACAGGTAAGTTCAGAGAGTCTTGTGGGAAGGAATACCTTAATGGACGCGATGTTTCAATAACACGCGTTCGGCAGGCGTTACCTTCCACGATCGCAGACGTTACGGAAGTGATCTCCACCGTTTCTTTTCGAAATCAGCTGTATGATACTGGCTGTTTCGATAGAACGGTCGAGTGGCTGGATAACCGCCTAGGGAAAGTGTTGAAACACTATCCTATAGTCGGGCCAGACTCTTCCGTGCTGGGCAGGGTCTCATTTGATCAGCCTTTGACGGCTGAGAAAATGCACCCATTCCTGCATGTCCCCATAGTTCAGGGACATATTTTGCAGGCCAAAGCGCCGAGCGACCCGCTCGACGGGACTGGTGCCCTGCTCAAGTGTTTGCTCAAGCTAGAGACCGATAGTCCACAAGGGGTTGTCGACAGTGGTGTCGACTTAGTCCCCTGCTATCGACCTGGCTTGCCTCGATATGACGAAAGACATACTGAGGCTTCCTTGCGTGTGCCACGCGCAAGCCAAGATGACAAACACTTGGAACGTTCTGGACGTCCCAAGCGCGTCAAGCTAAAGCTTGGATGGCGGCCAGTTAGATAAATTTCTAACTGGCGGCGGCTTATGCCGTTGTGGGAGAGGCCATAATCCCTTTTGGGTTTTAAGTCTGGGTCTCAAAGAGACGCCCAGCTTCCCAAACAGGGGCACCCTCATCAGGGTGTTGGCTCCCAATTGAGTTAAGAATTCACCTCCTTTGGTGGGTTCTCGGCTCGGGAGATGCACG